GACCTAACGGCCACCCTCCCGGTCCCAATCGTATGGCTTCCTATGTCTGAGCCTGTTCCGTAAATCATATATCATCTTGTGCGCGTCTTCAAGAACTTTCTTGTTTCCGAGCGTAGGATTTAAGTCACAGGCTTCCACTTGTAGTTTCAACCGGTCCAACATCTTCTGAACCCGTGCGTCTGTCATGCGGCCTCCCAACCAAAGTCACCTGCCATCCCATTCGCATTGTAGTCCGTCACAGTCCCCTCAAAGAAGTTCTTGTGACTCGCCCCATTGATTACCCAGTCGAGCCACTCTACGGGGTTCTCCTTGACCTTCCAGTTACCCTTCAGGCCGAGCATGATGAGACGACGGTCTGCTAGGTATCGGATGTACTGCTTAATTTCTTCCGCACTAACTCCTTCAATCTCTCCCATCTCGTACGCATTGTCGATAACTTTGTCTTCGAGAGCGACACCGCCTCGGAACATTTCGTAGATATCTTTCTTAAATTCATCTGTAACAATTCGAGGATGCTCATCACAAAACTCCCTAAATAACTTAACCATACCTTCACAGTGCATACTCTCATCTCGTATGCTCCACTCGACAATCTCGCACATGCCACGCATCTTACCAAACCGCTGGTAGTTCAGGAGCATAGCGAACGCACTGAAGAGACTCATACCTTCATTCATGACAGAGCGGGCAATCGCCTTCGCAATCCCTGCGTGGGAGTGCATGTCGATCTCACCCATGTAGTCTACCTTGTCTGCCATCGCCTTGTACTCGCGGAAGGCTGAGAACTCCGACTCCGGCAACCCGAGGGTGTCATTGAGCAGGGCGTAGCTACGCTGGTGGACAAACTCACGGTTCGCAAAGCTTGTCAGCATCGCACGAATCTCGTTGTTCTTCAGTTTCGGAATGTAGTACTCTAGGTAGTTTGTGCCGACTTGTACGTCAGACTGTGTAAACAACTTGAGTATCTGAGTGATGTGGTGCTTCTCCTGTGCTGAGAGCTTGCCCCCTTGCCACTGTGCCACATCCTCTTGCAGTTTTGCCTCCCATTCTCCCCAGTGAACCTTCTCATGAGAAACTGCGTACTCGACAGCCCACGGGTACTTAAATGGTTTGTAAACTTTTGATTCTTGTAATAAAGACATCTTAAGCCCTTGTTTTTGTTAGTGGAAAAAAAGGCCCCTTCCGGGGCCACAAAATGCCGGGGATCAATCCGGCTAGGGAGAAAACTTACGTCCCACTATCTATATTAGGTGGGACCGAACCTCGAGTCAACAACTTTAGTCCAGAGATTTTCGAGCGGCAGTAAGTCCGCATTGGACACAACCTTACGTGCTCCGTACCCGTAGTCGTGGTCCTTGGCTTTCTTCTCGAAGCTCCGGCGGTCAAGCCAGCCTACGATGTCCACAACATCTGGTTTTTCCGTAGTCGATACGAGAACAGCAACCTCAGCCTTGAAGTCGTCGAAGCTGTCGAAGATCAAGTCTCCGTCTGTTCTCTTGGTGTACTTCACGTCGATGCCGATGTCATCAACCCAGAGATCTACACCTCCGTCTGTCACGACATTCAACGTCGGTAGCTTACACCCGAGTACCTTAGCTACCGCGTACTCAGCCTTGAACCCCATCACGTTCGACATCACTCTGTTTTCATCCGAGGTTTTTAAACGCGGGGGTAGCTTCTGCATCTTACAGATCTTCACGGTGTCCTGCCCGAGCAACTGACACTCGTGTAATTCTTGCTTAGTTAGTTTGATCTTCATCTTCTAATCTCCGTAGTTTTATCTCGAGTTGGAGTAGCTTCCAATTCAAGTCGTCAGCCTTGTCAAATTTTCTCTTGACCGAAGCTTTCAAGATCCGGTGGTAAATCTTTAGCATCTTTCTCTTGATCTTTTTCATCGTTGAATATCCTATCCCAGTTATCGTTGTACTTTTTCTTATCCATCGGGCGAAGAGCAGAGCCTTTCCCGGCGTTAGTCCTCGTCATCTCCCTGTATCTCTTGTCCGTTTTCGTTGTCATCGAAGTCTCCGTTTAGTTGGTCGTACATATCCATCATACCACTGTAGCACATCGGGCAGAGGCTAAAAGGGATGATCCCGATGTAGCCTTGTACCCCACCCTCAGACTCCATGTCAAACTCACAGTGACAGATACTGCACTTGTTGTCAGGTTCTAGCCGTGACATGACAAGCACTCTTCCGCGTCTTGTAGAGCCACTCTTTCAACTGCGACTCCAACTTTGTCTGCCTCGACACCCGCATCTGTGCGGAGGTAATAAAGGGATTTGAGTTTAGACTTCCACGCTCGAAGGTGTACCGAGTTAACATAAGACGCCGGCGAACCAGCAGGGAAAAATAGATTGACGGATTGTGCTTGGCAAATGTAGGGTTGTCGATCACCCGCGTGGTCAACGACGGCCCCTTGATCGATTTCATACGCAGTTTTAAAAACGTCCCTCTGTTCATCCGACAGAAACTCCAAGTGCTGAGCAGAGCCTTGAGCATTAACGATGCTTTTCCACGTTTCTTGATCATTCTTTCCGAGAGCATCTAAGACCTCCTCGAGGTTTGGGTTCTTGACGAGGTGAGCACCCGCACGAGTACGATGGGTATAAGCATTAGACTTAATAGGCTCAATGCTAGCACTACACCCGCAGAGAATAGAAGAATTAGCGTTTGGAGCGATAGCGAGAAGGTGAGCGTTCCTAAGTCCCGTACCAGCCATGTCAGGTGCCTCACCCTTTTCTTTGCCAAGACGCAAACTTTCCTCATGAGCCTTTGCGTGTATGTCGGCAAATATCCGTTGGTTCGCAAACTTTGCGCCGAGGCCCTCCCACGAGATACCATTCTGCTGTAGATACCCATGCCATCCCATCGCCCCTAAGCCGATTGATCTTTCCCGTTTAGCTGAGTAAACAGCTTTTGATAACTCTGGCGGTGCATTTCGGATAAAGAATTCAAGGACGTTGTCCAAGAATCGCACAAGGTCTGCAACCATTCCTGTTCCTTTCCACTCGTCGTACTTTTCGAGGTTGACGGAGGAGAGACAACAGACTGCCGTGCGTTCTTCAGATGTAGGGAGAGTGATCTCAGAGCAAAGGTTAGACCCTCTAACTGCGAGTCCAAGTGCTTTTTGAGTATCTGGTAACTGTCGGTTGGATTCGTCGATGAAGTGGAGATAAGGAGACCCAGTTCGGAAACGAGCTTCGAGTATTCTTTGCCACAGTTCTCTAGCTGGGATTGAATCTCGGACATCTCCTTCATTAGGGTCTCGTAATTGCCATTCTGTTCCATGTTCTACTGCCTCCATAAAAGCATCTGTAATGTTTACGGCGTTGAACAGGTTAAGACACTTCCTGTTGGTATCGCCAGTGGGTACTTTAAAGTTAAGAAACTCGATAATGTCCGGGTGAGACACGTCGAGGTATGCGGCGTATGATCCCTTACGGGTACGCCCCTGCTTCCAAGCTGTCATACCGGAGTCGACAACTTTCATGAATGGGATAGGGCCCGGTGCTTTATCCGAGATTCCACGTACGTCAGACCAGTGTCCTCCGACACCTCCGCCCTTCACGGAGAGCCAAGCAACCTCACTATTATGATGGATAAGGGACTCAAGATTATCGCCAACGTAAGTAAGGAAGCAACTAATGGGCAGTCCCTTGGGGTCATCCCCCAGTCTCGGAGCATTACTAAGAACAGGACTAGCAAACATAAACCAACGCTGACTTGCATAGTCGTATATACGCTGAGCGAATCCATAGTCTCCCTCACAATAAGCCAAGGCCGCACGAGCAAATGCCTCTTGGGGACTCGACTCGTCAGGCAACATATAGTAGTCCGTGAGTAACTTCAGGGCCTGTGCCGAGAAGTTCTCATCACGGTCGTAGTCAATCGCAATCTTGTTGCAGTACATGTGTTCCATCATTTCTCCGAAAGTTCTTTTTCTGCGCGGGCTGAGTACCACTCCGCCTTACCAATATTCATCAGTGGGGTATCTTTATCGTTTACCCGTAACAAATATTTTAGCGAGTTTCCGAGAAGATATCCAGCAAATTGTTCTTCTGTAAGCACAGACTTGATGATGTCAATCGCCTCGAAGTCTTTCTTCTTGTAGTGTTCCGGGTTCTTCCAATCACTCATTGTAAGTTACCGAAGTTTGCCATGATCACATTACCCTCCATCGACTTGATGCGTTCCTTGTGTTCCGGCTTTAAGTCTTCTTCTGGGACGACTTCACCGAGTGCTTCCAGCGTAACCCTTTCCAATCCCATGTCGTACACGTCGTCGAAGTGCTCGTGGAGTGCCCCAAGTAATCCTTGAAGGACAACATAAGTCGGGTCCAGACCACTCTCATCGCCATCTTCCATCTTAAAATTTTTAGTTGCATATGCGCGGACAGCAAAACTATCCTCGTCTTCATCTTCATCGTCAACTGGCTCCAATACAATGTAGTACCGCCCCTTCAGTAAGCCGGCTTGCTCGAGGGCAATCAATTTGTCTTGATCTAGGGTTAAGTCTGTCATGCTTTCTTCTCCAACCACTCCAGTGGTATTGTCCCATCAGCCCACAGTATACCTTGCTTATCACACCAAGATCCATAGGTGGTCTTACTAGACCGGTTTAATTTGTTGGATGCTCTCAGGAAAAGCATACGGATGTCAAGAAACATATTCTGCTTAATCACGAGTAGCATCTTTTGTCTGTCCGCAGGGCTAAAAAACCCCTTAGCCTCAACGTATATATCTTGTTCCGGAAGATAAAAGTCCGGTGTGTATATCTTAAGTTTTGGTTGATACGAAATCTTCTTTGACTCGTACTCAAAATTAACTCCTTGTTCTGCAAGGTATTTTGCTACGCTCAACTCATAGTCAGAGCGAAACTTATGTCGTTGTGGTTTGCTCATTATCCTATAAGTCCCTGTATCGATTGAGAAATTCTATCGTGCAATTTAGGAGTTGTACTCATGATTTGCTCGAGTGCGTGGGTGTACTCATCTCCGGGAAAAACCATCACACGTCCTTGCCGCACTACATTTGCAATACTCGATAGTTCCTCCGTAGCTTTCCTCCCGTCCCTTTCCCACGTCTCGTGAGATAGGGGAGTCCCAAAATGGGACCACATGGTGAGTGGTAAGCACCGCTCAAAGTTTCGAGCCCACCTTACCCACGGGTCGCCACCTCTGGTGTCCGCCGCTTCGATGTAGACTGCGTAAGCTCCCTCATTCAGGTAAAGAAGCTGACGGTCCACTTTCTGTGTCATCAGAAGAGGCATCTCTATTCTCCACAACAATTCTTCGGAGGGTAGCCAAACCCTCTGCTTTTATGCCGAGACCGTAGTCCTGACACTCGAGTTGACAGAAAAGTTTACCTCTCTTGTAGGTCATGTCTCCTACTTGATAGATTGTTGAGGGAAGTACTCCCTGCACCATCGGGCGTAGCTCATCGATAACCATCGTGTTGTGCCGCTCGACGTCCTTCATGATGCGGTCTCGTAGTTTGATAATCTTACCTTGTAGCTCGACTACCTTCTTGATATCTGTTGTCTTCATAGCTCCTTTACCTTTAATGTGTGGTACCAAGCGAAAGGCTTGTTCTTCGCCTTCGACGTCACCTTCTCATGTTGGACAGCCTTAGGCCAACAATGTTTACGATAGCCGCAGAAGGTACAGTTCTTTGCGAGAAGTTTGTTTCCTGTCTCGTGAACTACCCCATCCTTCTTGTACGTCTCCGGGATAGGATCTATCGGAGGTTTCGTGTACGTGTAGTTTGACATCAGGGCTTCGACAACTTTACCGGCCTCAGAGATGTAGTGATCCCTGTCTTCTTGCTGATCGTCCGGTGCTTGTACAAACTGGATCTCGCCACTCGACTTATCCACTACAATCCATCCGCCGAAGTCTTTCCCTTTCGACTCAGCATACAGGTGTCCCTGCATGAGATATCCGAAGGGGTCGTCATCTTTAAGATTGTCGTACCCTTTACTAAACTTCTGTGCGTAGGAGTAGGGGCTTGCTGACTTTACGTCCCAGACCTTCTCTCCGTCCACAGGATCGTCGAGAATCAAATCTAGGGTGCCCTGCACCTGTTCACCCCCAACGTCAAGCTGGCACCTTCCCTGTGCCTCTACGATCTTAATCCCCGCTCCTTTGAGGATCGCCATCACCGCACACTCCACGAGATCCCCAATAAGGAATCGCATGATAGCGTTGTAGGACATCTCCTCGTCCTTCCCATCACGTCCGTGTATCTGTTGGCAGAGAGGACGTCCGAGTCCACTCATCCGTATACGCCACTCAGGGTTACGGTTAAATTGCTTTTCGAGTGCCTCGCGGCAATCCTGTGCGAACTCCTCAAGCACAGAAGGGGAAAGCACTGCTTCCCCCCTCGTGGCCGCTTGAAGGAAGTTCTTAACCTGAACTTCCGCTAGCATCAGTTAAAGTCCGCCGCCAAGTCAATTTCTTCGGTCGACGCCTTGGCCTTCATAGCCTCCTTGTGTTGCTCCATGATGTTTGCATTAGAAGCCTTGACAGTCTCTAAGAACATAGTGAGTAACTCAGTCGTAGGACCGTCGAGACGCGCACTACCTGACACCGTAAACACAGGTGTAAAGTAAGTTACGCTACCCATTTTGTGACGCTTCGTAGTGAGCTCAAACAACACCTCGTTCATCGGAGTGTTACCGAGCTTCTGGATAGCTTCACGTGCAGGGCGGAAGCCAGAACGCTTGAAGTAAGTAACTACAGGGTAGTCCTTAATCTCTACGTCCTTGCCCTCAGCAGTCTTACCCTTCATGTTAATCACTGCGTAGAACACCTGATTACACGTAGCGAGACGTGAAGCCAGTGTCTGCGGGTGATCCTCACCGAGTTGCTCCTCGTCAGACTTCGTTAGGCGGCCACACTTGTTGCCCCCTGAGATGTCTGGGAATTGATAGTCCAGTGATGGTGCTTGGATCGAACGGTTGGAGAACTTGCTCTCCTCCTGATCCCACACTGACCATTCATATGTCCGCACCAGCGGGCGGAACTGTACGGAGTCTGCGTAGACAAACTCGCCATCGTAGTACACTTTCCATGTACCTTTCTTGAGGGAGTGACCCTCATCTGTATCTGTTTCGTAGTTGATGTTCAGACGTGACAAACCTGCCTTTGGTGTGTCCTCATCTGCCTGACCAGATAAACGCATCAAATCCTGCGTGTTACCTGACTTCACTGCTTCCAACATACTGTCGAAAGGATTTTCCATAACGCTCACTTCGCCCATTACGCTCTCCTTAGTTTGCGTAGACAACTTCGGTGTCCAACCAGTTGGACCCCATCTTACACTCGACTGAGATTGGCATGTCATATTCCACACCGTACCTCCTCCGACACTCTTCGGGTAGCGACATCATTGCCTCCACCACAAGGGTAGTACAAGTATCCTCCTCTCCGGGGAATACGTCAAGTACAATACTATCATGAACCGTGTTACAGATAACACTTTTTAAGTCCTTAGATTTCATAGACTTATGCAACTTTACTAAGGCGATTGGTAAGAGATCCCCAGTCGCAAAGCCCTGCACAGGGTAGTTACAGATGGAGGTGCGGTTGGTTGCCGTCCCCCATTCAGTCCATGTTGTTCCGGGGAATGCGTACTGTCTTCCTGACGGTAGCGTGATAAACCCCTTCTCGACAGCATCACTCTGTAACTTGTCGTGCCACGCCGTCACCCCAGCATACTTCTCTTTAAAAGCCCTGTAGTATCGCTGTTGGTCAGCAGTACCTGTCGTACCCCCATAAAGAGGTTTAAAGGTGTGTGCCTTAGCATCTTGGCGGGAACACCCAATAATCTCAGCAGTAACAGTGTGTACATCTGTCTTGTTCTCCACGTCGTGGTATGCCTGCGGGTCGTTGGCTAGGAATCCTGCGACTCGGAACTCGAGTTGTCCGTAGTCAGCCTCGAGGATTTTCCCTCCCTCAAAACGAGAGACCATTGCTTTTCGGATAGCAAACGTAGATCCTCGGGGCATATTCTGGAAGTTGGGGTTACGAGAACTGAGTCGTCCTGTAGCCGTGACACATTGCATGAAGTCTGGATGAACGATATCGTTTCCATCCCGATTGTTTTTGAGCCCTTCGACGAAAGTAGAGAGATAAGTCCGTAGTGCATTATATCGGGAGTATGACTCTGCAAACTCTCGGGCGTCTCCAGAAAGCTCAGTGAGGCGTTCCTTAAGTGTCTCGTGGTCTGTCTTGAACCCTGCGGCCGCTGTGTCCCACGCATCACGCGGGATAATTTTGAAACCGGCGATTTCTTTAGTCTTCGCATAGATTACCCCATCGCCTTCGCAGGACTTACATATCCGTACGGCCTTGCCTTCTGTGCCATCTTTCTTAACAACCTTCTTACGGCCCGCACCTTTACACGCTGTGCAACGTGAGGCCATCGTCTTATGCAAGATCTCTGTTTCATCCTTGACGTACATTCCAAATAAATTTTTTGTCATTTTTGTACGTTGCTTCGGCTTACGGGTTGATCCCCGTAACTCCGAGCCCAAGTTAAAGATAGACGCCCACCGTTTCTTGCTCAAGACTCTACGTGAGTAGAACAGCATCGAGCGGTCGTCGGCACTGTTCAGGTTGACAGGGGTATCCCCCATCGCGGCCTCAGCCATGCGCTGTAGCTTGACCTCGAGGGCGTTCATCTCGTCCCGGTATTCTTTCTCAATCTCAGCGAGGACAGTGGGGTCAATCTTTATCCCTGTCCGTTCCAAGCTCGATAAGACTTCTGTCATCTCTAGGGAAAGCTTTAAAGTTGATACAAGTTTCGATGCCATAGGCTTTGATCTCTTTCTCGAGGGCTTCGGAGCATATCTCCCCAGCCATGTTTGCGTTTAATCCTTCGAGCATACCATTGTAGTACTCGACTGTCGTTAGGTCGTCGTCCATGTCAGCTTCACACTTCAGGAACTCCACCAACTTAACGGCAGATTCTAAGGTTACCCCGCCGAGTAGTCCTCGGTCAATCATAGGTTTCTTATTCATCCACATTTTCCTCGTCTTTCCTCAGGGAAGGGTCGAGAGAATACTCATCGTTATCCTTGTCAATGGCCTTCTCGAGTAGGGATACTAACCCGATCTCCACGAGAAGTCGAGTCGCTTCGGGGGTTGTGTCGATCTTGAATGTTGCAGAGCCATCCTCGTGCTCTACCATGTCACTCACCCCGATGAGTGCGTCTTTTTCTACGTCTATATTCATTGGTTTATCTCCTGTTGGTTTTTGCATAGGGATACTGTGCATTTCGGGTGTACACTCAAACCACTCGTTGATGTCATCTTTGAGGTCTTCGTAGATTTGTTTCTTCTTTGCACGTAGGCGATCCACTTCTTTACTCATGTGTTCTTCTCCTCGAAGTCATACGGGATCACATACCCTGCCGCACGTAGGAAGTTTTGGAACTCACATACTGCTTCATTCCATGTGACATCATCACCCAACGTCATACTCAGGCTCTCCACAGCAGGCGGATCAAAAGTTATACCCCAATCAGCATCAGGTGCCCTAGGTTTATACTCAAACTTAATCATGCCACTTTCCTCCACGGTTTCGTAATCATCCAATGGCCGCATGGTATCGAACCATGCCACTGCTTGTCAAAGGTTTGTCGCGGGACGTACCTACCCCCCTCCTTTACTTCGAGGTCGTACTTCTTTCTGTTGCGGTGGATAAACTGGCGGACTGACGCCATGCTCTTTCCTATCGCATCAGCTACCTCAGTGGCTGTGTATCCGTCACCCCACATCCGGATTAAAGTTTCAATATCTTTTTCAGTGTACTGTTTCTTAAACGCCATACAATTCTTCCCACGTTGTTTGATACTTCTCCCTCACCTGTTTCTCAGCCACCTCCCATGTAGCCTGTACGTCCGCAATCCCGTACTCCTCTACGATCTCCCACGGTATCTGCGCGAATGTCTTGCCGCTCTTGAGATA